GAAACCGGCGATCTCAACGAGTGGGATGAATGCCTGCACATCATCCGGCCTGCTGGGACATGGGAAGGCAAGACAGGCGCACCGGCTGGGCATTGGGACGGGCTGTACGCATGAGGCACAGCACAACGCTCTACTCCGCGCAGCAGGCGCACACGGAGTTTCGTGCGCTCGAAGTGTTTGCGCGTCCGTGGCTCATCGCCGGGCATCGCTTGATGGCGATCATCCAAAGCGAGACACGCAGCACCGCTCAGAACAACGCGCAGTGGCCGTACCTCGAAGCCTTCTCACAGCAACTGCTGTGGCCGGTTAACGGCGAGATGGTGCGGATGGAAGCCGAGGATTGGAAGGATGTGCTGACGGCGGCATTCAGGCGGGAAACGGTGCGCGTGGCAATGGGACTAAACGGCGGCGTCGTCATGTTGGGCGTGCGGACGTCCAAGATGCTGAAGCCGGAGTTTTCCGAGTGGCTGGAATTCCTCAAGGCAACGGCGGCTGATCGTGGCGTGACTGTCTACCCGGACGAAGCCGCATGACTCCGCGCCCGAAGTCAGTGACATGGCGAAACGAGGCTTATCGGCGGCTCGTCGCTTCGATGGACTGTGCCCACTGCGGTAAGGGCGGGCCATCGCAGGCAGCGCACGCGGATCAGGGAAAAGGCTGCGGCATCAAGTCCGACGACAGGACGTGTTTCCCGGCTTGCGCTGATTCACCCGGACGCAGGGGATGCCATTCGATTCTCGGTGCCTCCGGAATGTTCACCCGCGATCAAAGACGAGTCATTGAACAAAACCACGCCCGCAAGACACGCGAGGCCATCCGTCAATCAGGCCAGTGGAAAGAAAGCTGGCCTGTCTTTGAAGAGCCCTGACTCCCAACCACTGAAAGGAAACCATGAGCACCATCATCACCCCCACCGTCGGCCGTAAGGTCTGGTATCGCCCGAGCGCCTTCGACATGCAAGGCCCTGGCGCCATGGTCTGCGTCACCGGCCAGCCGCTCGACGCCACCGTCATCGCCGTGTGGGGCGACCGCATGGTCAACCTGCTGGTGGTCGACATCATGGGCAAGGTGATACCGAAGCTCTCGATCACGCTGGTGCAAGAGTGCGATCTGACGCCGATGCAGGGCGTGCAGGACAAAGACGGCAATCCGACGCCTGGAGGCTACGCCGAGTGGATGCCGTACCAGACCAAGCAAGCCGCTAAGGCTTCAACCTGACCGATGAAGCCCCGCAAGGTCTTGCCCAAGGGGCCGTTCGCCACCGTGCCGATGTGCGCGGTGTGCCAGCGCAACCCTGAGCGATGCAACAGCGACCGATCCGAGTGTTCGCACGTTGACTGCCCGCATCGGAAAAAGGCGTGTGGAGATTGGGGGAGGGAAAGCCAACCGCAATGGGAGGAACAGGAATGAAACGAGAAGACCTCATCACCTACAAGCTGATGCAGCGCATCCACCAGTCCCCAAACGGACTCACCCGCCTGGGCAAGTGGCCCGCAGGCGTACCCGTACCGGAGGAAGCATGAGCAGAGAAGACCGCCCAACGTGGAAATTGATTCACCTCATTGCGGCAGCGTGGCCGAGTGGCGTGCTGTCGTGCGACGTTGAAGGAATGACTGGCGAAGTCGTCCACGGGCTGCTGCGGCACACCGTGAAGAACGGTGCGGTCACGTCGGTTGTGGAGGGTCGCAAGTGCAGATATTTCGTCAGCCCTGAACAACTGCAATTGTTTGTCCGTGGGCGGCGTCCGAAATCGATGGACGGCCCGTTCTATCTGCTGCGAACGATGGCGAAACGCGAAGAGGGCGTGTGCAGTTCCGAGAGGGTCGGCGGGCGGACGGTCAAGCGGACGTGTGCGATGTTGCTTGCCTTGGTCGCTCAGGGCGATCTAGTTCGCGTACCGACAGGCAAGTCGTTTCGCTACTTCGCAACGCAGGAACTTGCCGACGCATTCGCAGCGAAGTTGAAGAAGGAAGAGCAGAACGGCGGCATTCATATCCCGACGACTTTTAGATTCACCGAGAAGCGGAAGAAAGACTACGAGAAAACGAAGCAGGAAAGTCGCGCCGAGTGGATGAAGAAACCAGCGCACATCCCGGCTCATGTGCAGATTCAGTATGCGCCGAAGCCTCGGGGCAGATATGAGGTGAGCGGCCCGATAGTCGGCGGCTTTTTGACTGAGTGGCACACGCTCATAGCATGAGAGTCCTCGTTGCTTGCGAATACTCTGGCCGGGTGCGTGAAGCATTCCGCGCCCGTGGGCATGATGCCTGGTCATGCGATCTGCTGCCCTCAGAGGACGACAGCCCGCATCACATGCAAGGCGATGTCATGGGCCTGTTTCTTGGCAGGCCGTGGGATTTGATGATTGCTCACCCTCCATGCACTCACCTGGCGGTGAGCGGTGCGCGGCATTTCGAGGCAAAGCGGGCGGACGGTCGGCAGCAGGAGGCAATCGATTTCTTCCTTTCGTTGGCCCGCGCCCCGGTTCCCATGATTGCCATCGAAAACCCGGTTTGCATCATGTCGTCTGTGTGGCGGAAGCCAGATCAGGTTATCCATCCTCACATGTTCGGGCACCCGGAGTTCAAGGCGACTTGCTTATGGCTCAAGGGACTTCCAAAGCTGCGCGCCACGAATCAACTTCAAGTGCCAGAGCGGGGAACTGATGCGTGCAAGGCGTGGGAGCGCATCCACCGGATGAGTCCGGGGCCAGATCGCTGGAAAGAACGGTCAAGGACTTTTGAAGAAATAGCGAATGCCTTTGCAGATCAATGGGGATCACTGGAATCGGAAGCATGGCCAAGCAATCCCGAGCCAACGCGGCCCAACGTATCGGAGTTGGGAGTGCATGAAGTCGCGCTGCCGTAACCCGAACGATCCCTCCTATGCAGCATATGGAGGCAGAGGCATCACGTTCGCGCCTGAGTGGGAATCGTTTGTAGGGTTCCTGGAGTCAATGGGGGAACGGCCACGCGGCACAACTTTGGATCGAATTGAGGTTGACGGGCCATATGCGCCAGGCAATTGTCGGTGGGCAGATGCAAGCCAGCAGGCCAGAAACAAACGCAGCAATCGCATGGTTGAGTTCGAGGGGCGAAGCATGCCGCTTGTGGAGCTTGCGGAGGTTACCGGGGTGCCATATCAGCGACTTCACGAACGAATTGTCCGCAGAGGATGGAACGTCGCCGACGCGATCAATAAGCCGCCACGGGGGTACTTCTGATGGCGGATCAGTGGGGTAGTTATCAAGACTTGATCACCAGGTGCGCAGCTTGACGATCCTCGATCAAGTTTTCAGCGGCAAAGCAGGCGGCGACTTGCTTTTCAGCGCCGGCGTCGAAGTCGGGCGCGTGAAGGGGCAGGAGGAGATTTGCGAATACCTCATACGCAAATTCAGCCTGTTGCGTGAGGGGTCACAAGTCAGCTTCGGCGCGTTCGTGCGTCAGGAACTGGTTAACTTTCAAAGGGAGCACTCATGAGCAAGAAATGGTTTTCAGGCCCGCCGCCGTCTGTGGGGTGGTGGCCTGCGAGTGGCTCCGGGTGGGATGAGCCGATTCGGTGGTGGGACGGGTTGAACTGGTCGCGGGCTGCGTTGCCAGAGTTTTCGGCGAAGAAGGCGGCAGCTAGGGCAAGGCGTCCAAGTCCGTTTGCAAACGATAAAATCCAATGGCAACACCGCCCCGAATCGTGGCCTGAAAGGAGCAAGACATGACCGCATTTCTTACCGTGATAGTTGTATTCAGTGCGATCAATACGGCGGCGATTCTGTGGTGCACGTTTGTTGGTTCGATCCCCAAACCGTCCGGGGGGTCTCGTTTTATTGACGCGCTCATCACTGCCGGGATGGGCTCGTGGGCGCTGTGGCTGCTTGCAAAGGGGGCGTCATGAGCGCACTAGATACGCAGGTAGGCGGCGATCACTACAAGAAGCTGGAAATCCAGCCTATGGAGTATTCGATGGCGAACAAGCTGGACCCATGCCAGCACACCATCATCAAGTATGTCACCCGCTTCCGAGACAAAGACGGCGTCAAGGATCTGAAAAAGGCCAGACACACGCTTGATCTGTTGATCGAGTTTGAGGAACAGAAGCAGATACCTGTCGGTGAAGTAAGGGCTGCAACGCTTGCCGACTTGCACACCTGGGCTGGCCTTGGCAAATAAGTACGGCGCCCGTAAGACGGTTGTCGATGGCATCACATTCGACAGCGCGGCAGAGGCGAACAGATACCGGGCGCTTTCCAAAGCCGAACTGGTCGGGGAAATCGCCGGGCTGGAATTGCAGCCTGTGTTTGTCCTGGCCGAAGGCGTGAAGCTCCACGGCGAGAAGCGCAAGCGGCCTGCCATCCGATACCGGGCGGACTTCAGCTACGTCACCGACTCCGGCGAGAAGGTAGTTGAGGACGTGAAGGGAATGGACACCCCCATGAGCAGGCTCAAGCGGCATTTGATGGCGACGATCCACGGGATACAGGTGCGATTGATATGACAAAAGCAAACCTCGACACATTCTTCAAAGTTGCAGACACACGCGGCTGCATTGCCGTCGAATCAGGACGAGGGACAGGATGCCAAACGTACAGGCTCAAGAAGCTGCCGAACATCGTCAGGCGGGTGGAATCGTTCTGGGGCACGTTCGAGCGGGACTGCGCCCTAGTCGATACACCGGATGGCAAGTTCATCGCGGTGAAGGCGACGGGAACATTGTTCCGAAAGAACGGCGAGTGCTTGTCCAGCCCATTCCTTCGGATGCTGCCTTGATCGACTTCAACGCTGTCCCGTTCCGTCAAGAGCACATCCACGAGCGGCTGGTGAATTGGGCGCGGTGGGTTCGTCCTCGCCGGTCCAGCTGGGTGCATCCCATGTGGCGCGGGTTCAAAGCATCCGAGGTGTGGGCAGGAACAGCCGTATCGATCCCAATCAACACGCTGGACGCGCAGGCAGTAGAAAAGGCCATCAGTGGGCTTCCTGACGCGCACAGATTCTCGGTGCGATGGTGTTATGTCTACGGCGGCAACCCACGACGGGCAGCGCGGGAAGTCGGCGAGTCTCTGGAAGGGCTGGCGGCGCTGATCTCGGCGGCACGGGCGATGTTGATAAATCGGGGGGTGTGAGATGGGAAGTGGTGACAGGATTGTTTTTCAGACAACTGAGGCGATTGGATTCGGCGTGAGCGTGTCTCGATTTCCGTTTGCGATCACGGTGAACTTCCACTTTCTGGTGTGGCATTTGTGTATTGGATTCGGGAAAGGTTATGACCAATGATCGTTATGCGATTTCAGAAGGCTCGCCTATATCTGCGCAAAGACCCGGACTCAGGTTGGTTGCTGGCGTTGTGGAAGTGGCGTCTGTTCTTCAACGTCTTGAGAAAGCGGCGCATTTGACATAGCTCAGGACATGCGATAGACTCGCGTCCAACGCTCCGCGTATTCGCACAGAAGCACCGTCCGTGAGGATGGACAGGCGACGCCACCCTAGAGGTGGCTTAGTCGCTGAGAGTGACGCCAACTTTCATGGCTTCGGCCCCTAAGCCCCTACTTAGCCGTATGGGGCTTTTGTATTTGCGCGGCAGATTACGGTGGGCGGCTCCACGCTTCGCATTGGGTTCTATCCAAGTGAGCCGACCCACCAACTATCCCGGCAGGCGCACCCGGCCCCAAGGCTCGCAACCAAGGGGGCAACTCACGGCACGCACTCTGTCGCATGCGCCGAGAGTGAGAAGCGCAGCGCCCAGCCATTCGGTCAGTCGTTATGGGCGCACCTAGGCGGAACCTATGACACCAAAGCAGGAACGATTCGCGCAAGAGGTCGCCAGCGGCAAGACGCAGGCGGATGCTTATCGCGTGGCGTTCAACGTCCGACCAGGAACAAAGCCGGAATCTGTGCAGCAGAACGCTTCACGCATCATGGCAAACGTCAAGGTCGCGTCAAGGGTTGCAGAACTGCGGGCACCAGTAGCGCAAAAGGCGCAGATCACGCTGGAAAGCCACCTTGCTGACCTTCAAATGCTGCGGGACAGGGCAATGGAGTCAAACCAGATCGCGGCGGCTATATCGGCTGAAATCGCACGGGGTAAGGCGTCAGGGGTTCACGTCGAGAAGTCCGAGCAGACAGTGACGACGAAGTCCCTGCCCGCATCGGTTGACGAGTTTGTGTGAGCCTCACGCCGACGCAGAAGGCATTTGCCACATCGCGTGAGCCGTATCCGTGCTTTGTTGGCGGGTTCGGATCGGGGAAGACTGCCGCAGCAATAGCGCGGGCAATGGCGCTTAAAGCGCATTTCCCTCAGTGCGACATCGCGTATTACTTGCCGAGCTTTCCGCTGGTCGAGGACATCGCCATGAGGCGGTTCCCCGAACTGTGCGACCGCAAGGGATGGGCATACAAGGCGCGAGGCGGAACAAGCCCGCACATCGAGTTCCCGAACGCCGG